CGGCACCCAAGTCGGCGGCACCGTAGGAGACTTCCCCGACGGAACCGTGTTCTGGGAGTCCTACAGCAGCCGAGGTTACGGCTACAACCCCTCCACGTGGCTGGACGTGGCCGACGAATGGCAGGCAGTCCCTTATTCGTGGGCTGACGTGTACCAATCGACAGACGGCTTCCCGATCACCGTGACGCTGGACAATCCCTCGATCATTTGGGAACCAGTCTGGAAAAACAACCTTCAGACCGTCTTAAATGACGTAACGGTCACGTACAAGGGCAACCACTCGACGACCTCGACGGACGCCGACTCCATCGCCCTCTACGGCCGTCGCGCCACGACCGTCGCCACGGCTCTTGAACATTCCTATGATGCTGACGACAGAGCCGACGAAATTATCCGGAATCAGGCCCAACCGCATTACGCCCTGCAAAACGTCCAGATTCTGGTGCACAACCTGACTAACCCAAAACTTGGCCAAGTGTTGGGCCTGTTGTCCGGTTCCCGAGTGATCGTCAATGACGTACCGCCACCGCACCCAATCGAGGACTATTTGGGCGTCGTGGAAGGCTGGACTGAGGTCTATACGCCAGGGCAACATATCCTGACTCTGAGCCTGTCAGACCCGCGATATTCGTACGCGGTCGTACAATGGGGCCAAGTTAGTGCGACCTTGACTTGGGGAACAACTAACGCAAGCGTCCAGTGGTACAACGTCGTCCTACCGTCCGATCTGCTATAGGAGAAAAATGGCAACCACTACCTACGGCAGTCCGTACGTAGCCAATACCGACTTAGTGTCGGCGTGGCCGGGCGTTAGCCTCAATGTGGCGCAGCGCGTCGACGCCGTGTCTTATGCGGGTAACGGGATCAATGCCCAAACCGGCACCACCTACACGCTTGTCCTTACGGATGCGGGCAAGAACGTCACCCTGTCGAACGCTTCCAGCGTCACGGTCACCATCCCAGCCAATTCCTCGGTCGCCTACGCAACCGGCACCGTTATCAGCCTCACAAACCTAGGTGCTGGCACCGTGACCGTTGCTGCAGGTGGTGGCGTCACCCTGAACGGCTCGACGTTGACTATCTCGCAATACAGCGCGTCCTCGATCATGAAGATCGCCACGGATACTTGGGTTCTTACGTCGGGAGGCGGTATCCCAAAAGCAGTCTTTAGTTCAGGAGGCACGACAAGTTCCTATTCAAGCGGAGGAATCACTTACTCGGTCCGAACTTTTACGGCCACGGGAACTCTGGTATGTAGCACGGCTGGCCTTTGCGACCTACTTTTAGTGGGTGGTGGCGCGGGTAGTGGTAATGACGGCGGTGGCGGTGCCGGGGATTATGTGCCGATAACCAATATGTATTTGGCTAGTGGCAGTTATACGGTGACGGTCGGGGCGGGCGGGGCCGGAGGCACCGTGGGAAATCCTGGAAGTAATGGAGGCAAGACCACTTTGGCTGGCATTGTCGCGGTTGGTGGCGGTGGTGGGGCCTACATCGACGAAGCGCAATCGGGAGGTTCTGGCGGTGGTACCGGGCGAAACTATGCAACTTCCTATGGTAAAGGTCTTGGCATCAATGGATTTGATGGTGGTCACACGTTTGGCGGTGGCGGCGGGTCTGCCGGAGTTGGTGAAAATAGTGGGCAAGACGGTGGACCGGGAACAAGTAACAGCCTGAACGGCACCGCCACATTCTACTCAGCAGGCGGAAATGCCGGTAGTGGAGTCGACACAACGTCAGGGCGTACCGCCTATAACACCGCAGGCGCCGCAAATAGTGGATCGGGTGCAGGCGCGAACTCAAAGGCTGGCGGATCAGGCGTGGTTATTGTGAGGACATCATGAGTAAGAAGCAATCCAGTCCTTGGGATCGTGCGCACACCGCGAAAATCAATGAGCAAGGTTACGTCGAGCAGGTAATCGTCATTCCCTATTGCAATGACAACGATGAAGAAATAACCGCCTATTGCAATGAAAACGGATTGGCTGGAACTTGGATAGATACATCATTCAAGGGATCACGGCGAGGCAAATACGCTGGTCTAGGTGACCTATGGGACGGCACCAACTTCATCAGCCCAGAACCACCCCCCGCCGAGCCCGTGCCATGACCATCAGTTCACCCACCGACCTCCTGCCCCTCGTAGCGCTGGCAACAGCCGGGCTAGGTGGAATCTTGTGGCTGATCCGCGCCCAGGTATCCTTGCTCAAGGAGTTCAGGCCCAACGGCGGTAGTTCAACGAAAGACGCCCTTTCGCGCATCGAGGTCGACATACGCGAAGTACGCACTCGGCTCGATTCCCATATCGAAAATCACAACCGGGCCGCCTGATGATTGGGACATGGCTGGCAACCACGTGGGAAGGCTCCCTAGTCAAAGTTGCCCTAGGTGCGGCTCTGGGCGCCCTCGCGTCCTATGTAGCCACCGCCCAGGTGCACCCGCTGATCATGGCGCTTACGGCTGCAGTCGTACCCGTCCTAATCAATGCTCTGAACCGGCAGGACCCCCGCTATGGGCTGTCTGCTGCACCTCGACTATCTGACGTAGCCACAGGCGAGGAGTTCGAGATCGAGGGCGAAGATTATGCCTAAACTTGTGGCGGCAGGCGTCACCCTCAGGTCCCAGATCGATAAGCGTTTCCCTAAGCGGGATAAGCGCTCTGACGGGTGGATCGGTGACAAAGCCCATCAGGCCCGCATCAGCGATCACAACCCCGACGCTGCAGGGTGGGTCCACGCCATCGACATTGACGCCGACCTAGGAAAACCGGGCGATGCGCAGCGCCTGGCTAATGAAATCGTGGCCTATGCCAAGTCTGGCCTGCCCGGTTATGACCGTATTCGCTATGTCGTATTCAACGATCAGGTGGCTAGCGGCACCTACGCTAAAACCCGGTGGCAATGGCGCGGTCGAGGCTACGGGCACCGCGACCATATCCACGTGAGTTTCCTCAAAGCCGCCGAGAAAGACGGAAGCCGGTTCCCTCTTATAATATTTGGGGAAGCGTAGCCATGCGGCCGCGCGTGCTGACGCTCGACATCGAGACCAGCCCGCACTTGGCTTATACGTATGACCTTTACGATGCCCGCATAACTCCGGACAAGATCGTCACGCCGTCACGGGTACTTTGCTGGGCCGGTAAATGGCTAGGTGAATCCAAGGTCCACTTTTTCTCGGAATACCACAATGACCCCGGCGAGATGATTCAAGCAGCGTGGACTTTCCTGAACGAAGCCGACGTGCTCATTACCTACAACGGTGTCCGATTCGACGTACCCCACCTGATGCGGTCTTTCATGGAGGAAGGGATGCCGCCCCCGTCCCCATGGATCGACCTTGACCTATACCTGATCAACCGTCGAAGGTACAAATGGGCCAGCAATCGACTCGGGTACATCACCGAGCAACTGGAACTACCTACCAAACTACAAACCGGCGTTTCCCAGTTATGGAAGAAAGTTTTAGAAGAAGATGATCGGGCATGGCAGAAATTCAAAAAGTACAACTGTCAAGACGTGATCATTACGGAATTGCTTTATCGCACTATGGCCCCGTGGATCAAGCACCCGCATATAGGTCTTTGGACTGGGGATCAGTCGACCTGCCCGGCGTGTGGCTCAACCAAACTGACCCCTACGGGTCTGACGTACACGCGAACGGGCGCGTGGATGAAATCAGTGTGCGAATGCGGCACATGGTGCAAGGTATTGGCAAACGGCAAAACCAGACCAATATGAGGGGAAACCATGATCGACCGTCACCTGCCCACACAAGCCCTCGACCTACTAGAAGTTGACCGCTGGGAAACCCACGGCGACCCCATGGAAACGCACCGGCGCGTGGCCGCGATGTGGAGCGCCTACCTAGGGTCCGAAGTGACACCGGATCAGGTAGCCATGTGCATGGTGATGGTGAAAATTGCGCGTAGCGCATCAGGCTACGCCCGTGATGACTACTTAGATTCCATCGGCTATATGATCATTGCCGAAGGTCTGGCTAGGCCATGCTGAAAATCACGGTGGGAGATGTCTCCATTGAGTGGGATAAGCCCGTTTCACGTGACACATTCCGTCAATTACTCATGGATGTCTCCGGCATTGCTGCAGCCCTAAGCCAGGAACCCGAGGAAGAACAGCGCCCCACGGTCACCTTAGGATTCTCGACCGAGATCCAGCAGCCCGTCGAGGAAGATCTCAGCGAATATTTTGAGTAATGGCGTGTCACTATTGCCAAGTTCTAAGAACTCTCTATATTCGATCTCATGTATATGACAACCGGGGAAGCATCCAAAGACCTAAACGTGTCAATAAACACGGTCATTAGGTGGTTCGAAGCAGGCGTATTGCACGGTTGGGTTACGCCCGGCGGACACCATCGGATCTTGGCTACCAGCGTCGAAGCAGTCCGACGCCACCCTGCGGGGCAAAACGTGACTGTCATTACGACATCGGAGGTCGAGTGATCGATGGGCTCGCGATATGGCTGGCTGTTGCCTCAGGACCAGCAAGCATCCCTGACAGCGCCTACACAGGACCGTGGTACGTCCAAAGCGCCGAACCATTCCGAAAGTGCGTCATGTGGCGCGAATCCCACGGACGCTATAAAGCCGACGGGAAATACGGATCAGGCGCCTACCAGTTCATTCAGTCGACTTGGAACGCTTACGCGAAACTCGCGGGCCTAGCCGAGTGGGTCGGTATCCGGCCTTACAAGGCACCCGCAACCGTCCAGGACACTGTGTTCTGGCGGGCATATTGGAAAGGAAAGGGGAAACACCATTGGAGCGCTACGCACGCCCTAACGATCGGCAAAAGCGTCAGGTCATGTGGCTAAACACTTTTGTGTTTTGCTGCGGGATCATGGGAGCCATGATCCTGGTCGGGTTTATTGAGTTGGCGGTGAAATGATGGGAGTGCAACGCATAGGCGGATCGCATTTGCACATCGAGGCCGCCCGATCAGGAAATACCGTTCAGGTTTGGATGAACGACAACCGCAACCTGACGTGCGCCATGTTCAGCACGGAACAGGCCATTGATCTGGCTAGGATGCTTGCCCAATCTCTGGACAGGGAACCCGTAGATGAGTGAGGTCATTCTGGAACGGGCTACATGGACTTGCAAACTCTGCGAAGCCTCAGGCGCAGGTGGTTACAGGAACTACTACCAGCACTATCAAGATGCCCATCACAGCCTTGAGCAGGAGCGCCGTCGTGTCATTTGATCTTGCCGATTACGTCACCGTGGCACAGCGCATGAGGGACTTCTACAAAAAGCACCCCGAGGGGTCGCTGCAACTCGATCAGCCAATCATTACCGAGATTTGCGGCAAGACATGGGCTATCGGCCGGGCCTACGCCTACCGGACGCCAGACGATCAGCGCCCAGGCATCGGCACCGCGATGGAAGTAATACCTGGTCTCACGCCGTACACCCGTGGGTCGGAGATCCAGAACTTGGAAACGTCCTGCTGGGGTCGAGCATTGGCCGCGATTGGGATCGGTATCGAGAATGGCGTGGCAACCGCTGATGAGGTGAGGTCCGCTAAAGCCCGTGAAGGGGTCTACAAGACGACAGACGCCGACTGTGAGGATTACTACTCCAAGCCCACGCCGAGGCCTACAGACCGCCTCAATGGGCCAGCAGCACGCCATTATGACTCTAAGCCGCTGACGCCTAAGCAGATGGGCTTACTGTCAGGGAAACTCAGGAAACGTGGCATTGTGGATGATGCCCTGCTCGGGGCGATCAATGGCCTGCTCATGCTCGATGGTCGAAACCAGGTAAATGCAACATCAGAAATTACAAATGCAGGGCTCGATTATCTGCTGGATAACCTTGACAAGTTGCAGACGGTCGACCAGTTCATAGCCGACATGGAGACGTAAACGTGATAGTGCCGAGGGATACCGGGATCGGCGTTGTCAATGCCCGGGAGTCGTTTGACCAGTATGCCGGAGGAAATAGCACTGGCCACGAGAAGCCCAACACCCCTCAGGTAGGGGACGTATGTACTAAAACCGA